TTACCCTACATTGATAGATATAGAGATAAAAATGGAGTTTTACATTATCGTCGCCACACAGAAGAATCTACACGTGAGTATGACTTAGAAGCTGCTAAGAAATTATCTGCTTCTCTATGTGCACAAGTTAGCTTTAGACTATTGAACGATGATTTAAGTAAAGCTTTATCCATCTTTAATCGTCTAATCGAGTCTAAACCAGTACATTCAAGTCCAACAGAGCATCAAGCAACTCCAATGAAATATCCTTTATTCAATCCTGTTTTACTCAGTCTTGCCGAATTTGATAAACACGAAGAAGGAGTCACTCATTATAATTATGAACGTCAAACTCGATGTTCAGGTAATCTAGAAGGCTTTATTCAATTTAGACAACTTATCAAAGATAATGTCATGAATGACGAATTATAGCTTTTAAAATGAATAAAACCTAGGATTTAACATAGTCTCCTAGGTTTTATTCATAAACGTTTAACACTCTTTTATATTTTCCAAGCCTCTTGTGAAGATCCCTTTTGCCAACGAGCGATGGGAAGAAAAGCAGACATTTCCCACGATTGAGGTGGAATTCTAATAAACTTAGATCTCACATGATCTGCTCTATACATTTTTATAGAATGTTTAAAGAATTTCGATTCAGATAATGATTTTAAAATTTTCCATGATATTTTCAACTTAGTGGATTCATTATATCTCTTTTGATTTCTAAGTTTTAATAAAGCTCTCATTGCAATCAATCGATGCTCTGGTTTAAGATAGTGAAGATTTATTCCTAGAAAATAGCGCACACCGTTTTTAGACCACGAATCCCATGGAAAAATTAAAGGAAATGCATCCCACGCAGGTAGAGTTTGTTTATGCAATGCATCGTATACGAAGAAGTACATTTGACCAGGTCTAATCTGATCTTCATATAACTTACTATCGCGCATAACTTGACTGGTTCTAATTTTATTATATGCGCGAGGAATATATGTTGAAAACCATTTTAAAGATTTCTCTGTATTTCTTTTCTTTGATTGAGGGTTTTTATCATAAAAAGCTCTTTCAATGCTTTTTAAAGCTTCAATCTCAGTATTAGTAGTGTTCTCTACTTTGTTAGATATTACGTTTTCTCTTTTTGCTGTCATATATTTTCTTATAAATATAGATAAATGTATATATACTATTTATAAGAAAAAATATATGACAAGCCAAACACAAGAATATATTGCCTACCTATTAAAGTATGGAGTAGCTCGATCTAATAGGTTTCAAGTATTAATTCCACTACCCAATGAGCTTCAAAAAAGAGTTGCAAATTTGCAACAACAAAAAACCAGTTCTTGGTTCAGTGGAGATATCATTTCAAATATATCGTCTTTTGTCGGTGGGTCTTCAAACGAAATCACACGCGGATTGAATCTCATGATAGAGCAAACAGAGATTCCAGGTAAAAATCTAACCACTACTGATATCAAATACAACGGGGACTTCTACAGGCAAGCTTACGCGATAGTGTACGGTATGTTACCTTTCACCTTTCGTGTTTCTAGAGACATGTATGAGAAAAATTTAATTGATGAATGGATGAATTTAATTGTAAATCCTCGCACACATGAGGTTACATACATGGATGATTATGTTGTAGATGTAGTTGTTAATCAATTAGATGAACAAGATAATATAGTGTATTCTGTTGTGCTAAAGGATTGTTTTCCTACGATGTGTAATCCTTTAACTAGCTCTAATGAAGAAATGAATACTACACATAAATTGATGTGTATGTTTTCATATAGACGATGGGAACGTATAGGAGAATTGGAAAACAAGACTGGACCATACGCATCATTATCTCAGACTGTATTCGGACCTCTACTAGCACCAATACTTTCAAATCCAGCCATTCAAAAAGCTTTTGATGTGTTCACTCAATATACAGGAGTTGATCTAGAAGGTGAAGCAGTTAATATTTATAACCAAGTAGAGAATATTATAAGATCCACCACTGGCAACTCTGTAAATACTTCAATCGGAGCTCTCGAAGCCGTCAAGGCTCAAACAGAGGTTAATGGTCGTATTACAGAGCAAGAGCAAGCACAAATCATTACCATCGTCAACAATGCAATTCAAGCATTAAGATCATAAATAATATACAGTATACTTGAAAAGGAGAAACTTTACACATGTCATTACCTAAAATTGACCTACCTAGATATCAGCATCATTTATTTGGAGCTAGTAAACCAATTTCTTATAGAGCATTCACTATAAAAGAACAAAAGATACTTCTATTAGCAAAACAAACTCAAGATGAAAATCAGCAAATTGAAGCTATTAAACAAATTATAGAGCTATGCACTTTTAATACGGTTAATCCAGATGAGTTGGCATTTTTTGATGTTGAAGATTTATTTTTAAGGATTCGCTCTAAATCTGTGAGTGAAATGTGTGAGTTAAATTACAGAGATAAAGTAACAAATAAAAGGTATCAAATTACAGTTAATCTAGATGATGTAAGAGTGACCGTACCAGAAGGTCACTCAAAGAAAATAGAGTTAACAGACAATATTGGTATCATGATGAAATATCCTACACTCAATATGGTCAACAATAAAGATGCAATGACCGAGGACGAGGTTGTCAAAAAATGTATTGATTATATTTACGACTCAGAAAACATTTATCCAGCATCAGAAATATCTAAAGAAGATCTTAACGAATGGATAGAAGCGCTAGATACATCATCAGCTCTTAAGATCAGACAATTTTTTGATAGTATGCCATCATTAAGACACGAGGTCGTTATCAAACTAGATGACGATAGGAGTGAAACAATTAAATTTGAAGGTATTGAAAGTTTTTTTACCTAGGGCTTTGTCATGAGAATCTAATCTCTCATTACAAAGCTATAAATGAATTAATGTTTAGACAACAGAATATATTTTATCAAAATATGTCATTAACAGAGATAGAGAGCTTGTTACCTTATGAGTTTTTAATTTATGTTAGTCATATATCTTCTGCTGTTGAAGAGTATAAACAAAATAATAAAAAATAGAGAGAGAATCTATAATGGAAGCAAATCAAGGTAGTCTAAAACGACTACTCATGGATGTTAGAAAAATGCGAAGAAGTGTAAAACTTCGCGGTGAAACTGATCCAGAAGTAGTTGCACAAACACTTGATACAATTCTAAAAGAAGCTATCACTCTACGCTCTTTTAACTCTGGCGGTATAGGTCGTAGTGCTGTTAATGAAATGAGAAATATTAGACGCGACTTGATTGCTAATCGAATTAAAACAGGTGATAAAACTGGTGAATTCGTTGGTAAGTACTCTATTGTATTAGATCAGATTGATAAAATTGAACGCGAGTCATCAGAAGATTCAGGAGATTCTGTAGTCTCTGGTATTAAAGATTCTATAGCTAATAGTCTTCCTAGTGCAGATGCATTAACTGCTGCTTTGATGACAGCAAATCCTGTTTTAGGCTATACTGTTAAAATGGGTCGAGATTTGTTTAATGCTAGAAAAAGAGCAAAACAACAGGTTAAATCTAGACAAGATGATAGAATTGCTCAACTTGCTCAAGAAGAGAAGAAAACAAAAGAAGATATAGAAGAAACCAGCACCAGCGGCTCTCTAAGCGATGATCAAAATCAACTACTCATCAAGCTTGAGATGATACGTGAAGAGATTGAAATACTCTCTAAAGTGATGCAAAAAGATCATGATACTAACTTAGAACAAGTTTCTGACACAAAGTCTGCTAACGATGTGTTAGAAAGAGTTGCAGTGGATTCAGAATCTACTAAAGAAAATTTAGAAAAGATTACTAAAATTGAAGAAACTAGATTAAGAAAAGAACGAAGCGATAAGGGTAAGAAGCGATTAATTGAAAGAGAAGCAGAGTTTGAAAGTAAATCAAATAGTATGACATCTGCTTTACTTGGTAAAGATAATCAATCCACGCAAAAAGCATTAGGTATAAACACAGAAACGTTTGGTCTATTTTCTGGTCTAGGTGGTGCAATAGGTGGTTTAGCTTCTAAAATTCTTAAGCCTATAGGATTTGTATTGTCTTTTTTTGCAAAGGCTTCAGTAGTTTTTATAAAATATGCGGCGATAGGTACAGTACTTGTGGGTGTTGTCAATGCTATAGGCAGTTTTTTTGAAGGATTATTTACTGCGTCAAAGATTTTAGGTAAGGATGAAGAAGCCGTTACAATTCTAGATAGAGTTAGAGCTGCGTTAACTGCTGCTTTAGCAGGTTTTTTATCTCCCATTAATTGGCTTTTGGATAAAGTTGGTCTAGGTTTTGCCGAAGATCAAGTTGACATACAGAACAAGCTCTTGGTCATTCAAGATAGAATTGGAGAATGGATAAGCTCTATATTCAATGGGGTTGGAAAGTACTTCACAATTGACTATTATAAAGACAACATTTTACCTAAGATAGTTTCAATATATAACTCTTTTACAGAAACCATATCTGAGGGTGTTGAGTTTATTAAAGATAAAATTGCGGATTTTTCTTGGACTAGCGCCGTTAAACAAATAGAAGATGGTATTAAAACGATTATAGAGGATATAAGTAATATATTTTCTAATGTTTTTAAATCTGTTTCTACTTGGATAGAAAATAAGTTTAATAGTATTCTTGGGTGGTTTAAAACAGATGATAGTAAAGATAAAAAAGAGTCTGAAAAAATTGGTGAAGATAAAAAACAAGGCTTCTTCGATGGCATAGGAAACTTATTCAACAACTCTTTAGATCACCTCACAGGATCCTCTACACAAAACGCCCGCAATACGCGAGAAATGCTAGAAGACAGATCATCGGGTGTTGCAAATTCACTATATGGTACTAATCAAACTTTAAACAATCTTCATTCAGAAGCCATGAAAAATTCTCCTTATCCTTCTGTGATTGCTCCAAGTAATGTTACAAATGTGAACAATAGTTATTTTCAACCTAGCACTGGATCGAGAAATACGGATCCTAGTTTGAGTCGAAATCGACGCATTTATATGGCTCAATGAAGAAAGGCCTAGAATAAGATCTAGACCTTTCTTCATTTTATTAGCTTAATTTTTCTCGAAGTTCTTCATAACCCCCAATATGTTCAAATAACCCGTCTGTCATAATAAAAATTTGAGGTAGTGTCGATACTTTCTTTCCTACTACTTTTATAAGCTCATCTATAGTTATATCTTGGCCTACAACGTAGTATATGAAATCGATTAATTTAATATTACACAACATTTTGGCTTTATCACAATTAACACAACCAGGTTTACCGTAAATTATTACAGGTGTCATACATTTTATTCCTTATTTAAAAATCTACATCAAAAATTTTACCGTCATCGTTTCTTCTCATGATCCCAATTTTATATGCTGCAATATCCTGCTCTTGAGGCGATGCTTGTGTCTTGTTCATATTAAGCCATTTTTCCATGAATTTTAATGGATTGTCTCTTGGAAATTTAAACTTATCTGTCTTAATATTTAAAAAATTATAAACAGGTTTCGCGTTGTATAGGGTCCATTGATCGAGACGATCAGAGTGAAGACCTGGAAGTTCTCGACCTTCGCTAAATATGTATTTATTCCATTCAAGTTCACCTTCGACCAGCTCTTGCAATAAATTCTCGATCATAGGCTTGCATTGTTGATATGCAATCTGTCCTCGCTCTGTTTTCATCTCAATTCGCAATACTTCCATGTCTAATTCAGCATGAACCTCTAATTCTTCTTGAGCAATTTTTTGAACTGCTTTACCAATTGGTTGAAACCATCCAGTATCCGTAATAGCAAAAGTAATAGCAAATGATGACATAAATTGAATTCTTTCAAGAGCAAGTAGAGCAACAACCATCATGAAGACTTTATTGTACGTTTCTTGATTATTTGGAATTTCTCCAATTGCATATTTGTGTGATGCTTCATAAGCATCAGCAAATACTTTTGTAATTGTAGTTAAGCGATGATGTGCTTGCTCGACACGTAGAATTTCATCAAGAATCAAATTAGGATCATCAAACGAGCTACGAACAATTTCTGAATATGTCGCAGCATGAACGACCTCATTTTTTGAAATTTCTAACCAAGCGGCCCAGAGTTCAGAAGAAGTGATGAAAGGTGCAAGTACAGGAGCTACGGATTTTGATGCTACGCTATCTGCTTCCCATTGCCATGCGAGAGTCTTAATCATCATCTCACTTACTGATCTTGGACATTGCTTAAAATCTTGATTGCAAGATGTATAGTCAAACTCATTAGGATCCCAGTCTAATGATTTCATTGTTTTATAATTATCCCATATAGTAGGATAGTGTTTATTGATTGTGTCAAAAAGACCTGATTGTTGACCCATAAAAAGCAATGGTTTACTATAATCTGATTTCTCTAAGTTAAAAATTGAGCTACTAATATTTGTCATTTTTGTACTACCTTTTATAATGTGCAACTCTCACATTCAGAGTCGATTTGATCTGATATGTCAATATTATCATTTTCGGATTCTTTTTTGGTGGCTGAATTTGATGTTAACGTATTCATATAATACTTTGTTTTCAATCCCATTTTAACACGATACAAATAATCTGTGATCATTTTTTCTGATTGTACTGTTTGAGATCCTGCTAATCGACTGTAAAAATCTGCTGATATCCCTTGATCGGTAAACTTTTGAACAATAGCATACATATCTGTCGTATCTTTAGTTGGAGTATCCCAAGCTGATTTATACCATTTCTGAAGTCTCTCGCCTTCTGGTGCAGCCCATGAGTTGACCCGATTATTATCTGTTTTCAGAAGCGTTAGTTCACGAATCTCATATAGGCCGTTGGTGGTTCCTGATGCATTGGCACTGGTTTCAGCGGGCATATGTGCAATCAGTACGCTATTACGAATACCCTTATTTTCGATGATTTCATTTCTTAGTGACTCCCAATCACATTTATATTCAAAATCTGCTATGCTATCAACGTGCTTGCTATAAGTGTCAATCGGCAACCAACCATCAGGCCATTTAGTTTTATCAATCCAAGGAGCATTTCCTAGTTCTTTACCTAACTTTAGACTAGCTTTAATTAGATAATAAGAATGTTTTTCTGCTGTTTCATGGATGAACTTTTTACCTTCTTCAGTAGTATAGAGTTTTTTGTTCTTTGCCATGTGATGGGCGAGACCAATAATTCCTACACCTGCATTCATTCTATTCTTTGATGTGTAACCAATATGAGGTAATTCATAATGAGCAAGGTGAATACACTTATCAATCATCAAAAGAGCGTAATAAGCAACTTCTTCAAGCTGTTCATCTGATTCAATATTAGCATGCACAATACCTGCTAGATTACACGTTGCTACTTCACCTCTGTGGTGATCAGTTTTATATAAATCTTGAATATCATAATAAGGTTTAGTAGGTTCTAAAATCTCACAACAAAGGTTTGAACTATAAATAGTATCCTTAAACGGTGTATGATAATTGATAGTATCAATGTGATGTTCATAGTAACGACCCGTTTCGTACCATTGATTATCAGCTTGAATAAATAACTCACGTGCATTTACATAAGTCTTTTTGAATGAATCATCAGCCTCGTATTTTGCATAAAGTTGTTCAAATTCAGTCTGATCACCACTATACAAAGCTTTATACAAGTCAGGTGCTGTATGTGTATTAAACAGAAATATGTCTTCATTTTTTGCAACTTTCTTAGCAAATAATTTACTATCACCCCAAGAATAGTCCATACCTCGAATCTTCTTATCCTCTGTTGACATAGGATTTTTTAGATTAATTAGAGTTTGAACTTCAGGATCGAAAATATTATAGTACATAGTGCAAGCACCACCACGACCATTCTGGGTGTTTGCTTTCACTGATGTGACCGTATTTCTGTAGTAGGGTAATTTACCCATATGTTCAATAGCACCACCTCGAACTGGGTCTTTAATACTTCTAGTCTCTAGATATGCACCAATACCTGCGCTCATATAAGTCATTGTATAACCGATGAGATTACCCGCGGCGATTGATTTAACATCATCAGCAACGTTATATAAGCAGCATGAAGCATACCCTCTATGTGGAGTGCCTAGATTGATATGGTTTGGTGTTGGTGCGTTGATCCTGTTATTAGAGAAATGATCATAGAATTTTTCAACATCTGTCATTCTTCGTTCTTTAGGCTGATCAGCAGAAAGAGCCATAGCCATACGCATATACATGTACTGAGGTGATTCATAGTAAATTCTTGCAACTCGATCTGCAATAGCGTATTTTGTTAAATCAACATGAATTTGATAATAAGCGTATTTGAAGTCTTGCTTATGATTGATGATTTTTTCTACTTGCTCGTATTCTTCATCTGTGTAGTCAAGATATTCCATGAAACCTAGTGACTGAAGCTTTCTATGAAGCTCTTTAACACTAGGCATATTATTATCATATAGATCTTTATGAATGAGTGCTGCGTATAATCGACCGGCCATTCTGTTGTAAGACCATGAATCAAAATCTAAACATGTTTTAATAAGCTGGGATTGTAGAAACCGAGAAGTACACTTCTCGGGTAAGTTCGATACAGTCTCAAGAACAACACTTGTCCAGTCAACTTTGTTGCCAAGGGTTTGAGTGGACCACTCTGCCCATCTGTTTAATTTTGAAGGAATAAAAGACTCTTCACTCAAGTCTCGCTTGATAATTGTTTTTATCATATTGGTGTAATTTCCTACGTGTTTCTATAATTCATAATTATATAACATTGCAGCGTAACTATCTACAATGTCACTAACCGGGTTTTTATCAGGTTTACTATTTAATAAAGCTGCTAAATCATATTGGTTTGTCTTTTCAAGAAATGCTTCATACATAACAAGCTTGTTAGCATTACCTTTAGAGGTGAAAGATTTCTTAAGTGCTGATGGAGGAGTAATAATAAATTCTATATTATTTTTATATAGTTTATGTTTTAGAATACCTCCGTTTTCTCCTAAGTCAAATACTCTGCCTGCGTGTGATGCAAAAGAATAACCTTCAATGCATACTTGATTAACTTTAAACTTTTTAAGAATAGTAATCGCCCACTCTGAGGTATTGTCAAATCGCTCCATTTGAGATTCATATATTTCATTTTTAAATCCGAAAATATTATTTCCAAATTTACCTTCATACTTTTTTACATCTATCAAGAAAAAAGACTTGCAGTCAAAAAAATTTTTTGAATTGCCTAAAGTAATAGATGGACATGTTATTGAATAATCAATTCCTGCAACATTATTCATCTAATTCATCACCATCATCTAATTCATCGTTATCAGAATCAAACTCAGAATACGGCTCTGAACAAAATGGACAATAGTTAATATTAGTATTTTTTTGCGTAACTACAATGTAGTGTGATTCGCATCCACTGCATATGACTTCGAGTTTAAACATATATTATACACTCCTTTGTTATGTGAAATATAAGATAAAATATACATTCTAATTTATTGTACGTTTTTATCTTATATATACTTAAGAGTGCTAGATTTTTTTAATTTTAGCTTTCCATTTGCCAGATTTTATAGTGACAATTGTTCGTCTTCCGTTTGGATAAGTGATAATGTTACTGTTAGACCAGCTAGACGGTCCTTTGACATACTCCATTTTACTTTTATCTGCACATACGCCAGCTACATAAACACCGTCACGAATTGCAGCAGAATGAGAGTGTCCAACATTATAGCGAGCTTCTAGTTTGGTGAAAGTGTTTAAAGAGCCTCTTGAGCCATTGGCGCCACGATGGCCGTGAGAACTGCATTCGATCCCGTGCCCATTATCATTACAGATTTTAAATGATTGATCTTCTGATAAAAAATGCATTCTATTACTAACACGCATTTCGCAAAGCCATTGTAATAGATTGAAATCATACTCCCCAAACTTTAAACGTGAATATATTTCAAGTTGACACATTAAAAAGAACACTGCATTAGCGGGGTCAGTTTTATAATCTGCTTCTTTTAACCAACGTCTTAACGCTAGGTCGTGATTCGATTCTACTACAACTGTTTTAGTATGCTCTTTATCTATACTGTTAAGAAAATCGACTAGTTTATCAATCTCATCTTCAACTTTATCTTCTTTATTGTTATATACAACAAAACGATGATAAGGATCATTTATATTATGATGATTTCTAGCACTAAAATCGTAAAGATCATGAATGAATTGATATTTAGGCTTCAAAACATTAAGCATACTAGAATCACTATAAAAACAAGCATCTGCAACTTCTTTATCTAGTTTTTCAACATGAATATCTCCCCAGTTGATTGCTTCAACTTTCTGGTTTGTTACATAGCCGGTTGGAGTGTATAGAGTGTCTAGATCTTGAAATGTACCAGTCTCTTCATCTGCTACTAGCTGACGAACGAACCAATCTCCATCTGAATCCACTTCTACAATTAAAGCCGCAAACGCATGATGAAAAGATGCTTTTTGTCCAGCTTTCTTTTGAATATAGTTTCTCTTAGTGATAGCTCCAGTAGTGTAGAGCATCTTAGTATCGTATTCTAAGTGAGTCGGTACACTATCTAACTGCAATTTAGCGTGAGGAAAGATCGCAGAGCAGTTTCTTGCATATGATTGTAGACCCGACAAAGGATTAGTTGCCGTGGGCAAGATGTTGAGTTCACCGCACCAGATGAGACCATCGGCTAGCATAACAGGTTCATCTACAATGTATTCTGTTATTAGAGGGTCGTACCACTCGGCGCCTTTTTCTAGATTCTGAAAAGCATTAATATTATATGCAAAAGTACCGATAATTAGTTGAGCGTTTCGCTGTTCAACTAATTTTCTTAATGAGTCAAAAAATTGCTTATGTACAAACGTATTATTCTGAGCTGATGTCAATACATAGCAGTTCTTTTTAAGTGATTTGATATTCTTATGATGATCTTGAATTTTACCATCTGCAAAAGGCTTAGACTCGATTTGATCCCACCATTTGCGATAGGATTTTTTTGCAATAAATGTTTGTAAAGTTGTTCTTGGAATTCCAGTTATCTCTGAGATAGCTCTTATAGACAACTGATCATTATGCAATCTCAATACTTCAATTTTTAAATTGTCATTTTCTAGTGTTTGAGTCAAACTTTTCTCCATTTGAAAAATTTTAATTTAGCTTTAGCTCCAGACACAACATTTTCTTCAATGATAGTCATTAAGTCATCACGAGATAAACCTGTGTTCACTAAATCATTTATGTCAATTTTTTCATCTAAAGAAATAGGCCAAATTACTATCGACTTACCTGAATCTATTGCTTTACTCATAAGCCTAACAATATCTTTATTTCTAGGTTCATTATCCCATATATACACATCCGCATTTGCGCGTGTGAGTGTTGAGTCCGCTGTTGCTAGACAATTATCTATAAAAAGACTATCTAAAGGACCTTCTACGCAATATACTGGCTTAGAAGAATCAATATTGTTTTTGCCAAATATCTTGTCTACATTTTCATTAGATTTGATTGTTATGTATCTAAGATGCGATTGAGAGTTTAGAGATCGGCCTTGCATGAGTTCAAGAGTTTTACCATCATCAGAGAAAAATGGAATAATCACTCTTTCATCAGAAGGAAAATCTTCTGAAATCTCTTTGTAAGACAACCTTTCTGCTTCTCTCTTAAAGTTATCTGTATAGTATAAGCGCGATAGCATCTTAATATCAAATGACCTAGACATGAGATATTTCTTTGCGTGATGACTATCATCTAGTAGATCACATCGAATACAGTCTTTTAATACGTGTAAATTAGACTCTAAACTGTTTTTTTCTTTAGTTGTTATGAATGCATTAGTTGAGTGTTTAATCGTGTTTGAGCTTGGTTTTAACGATTCTATAGATTGCTTGAGCTGATCTTTCTTATAGTCTTCAAAATCGTGAGGAAATGCATCTTGCATAAAAGTATAAAAAGAATGCGAGTAACCGCAATTCTTACAATGAGCGTTTAATGCTCTTTGTCTTTCATAGAAATGAAGTCGAGTCTTAAATTTGTGTTTTTTAGAATCACCACATATTGGACATCTACACTCATAGACGTGAGTGGATGGACCTGTGCGCTTAAATAACTCAAGCTTAGAAGATATTTTGTTAAGCCAATGAAGATCGATTAAAAAATCAGGTTTAAAAGCCATTAAATTTTTGTATACATAAATAGAAGTGATAACAATAATAAGATGTTTGTTGTGTAGTAGTTGAACCTCGATTGGACGATTTCTCCTAGTCTGATCGAGGTTCTTTTTATTATAACACGATTTCTACAATTCTTTTAAATACATTTGATTTGCATTAGTGCTCTCAAGGTTTTGAATTGTTATTTTCTTAGACTGTATCTGTTCACTAAGTTCAGTAATTAAATCCCGAGAAAGAGATGTTAAGCGTAAAGAAAATAATCTATCGAGATGCAATTCATCAACGCCTTTCTGCATCATGTGTTGTTTCAAAAAATCGAGTTTATATTTACCTACGTTATCGAGTTTATTCCATTCAAGAATGAAGAGTTTCTTTTGCTCAAGAAATATACACTCATCTTTTAAAATCTCAATTTGTTTTAATCTACGATCTTCGTACTTTTCTAGACGAAATACAACAAACTCTAAAAGAGCATTATAAATTGATTCATATTGTTTAAGAAAAGAAGGATTGCTTGAACTCCAAAGTGTTATATTCTCTGTCTGACGTGATACGAGTTTGAATAGTTTCTTGATATCATCCTCTGAGAGTCTAGTCACTTCTCTTGCTACTTTGATTTCAAAGTTAAACCCATCTTCTGTAGACATGTTGTCGTAGTCTTTGATTTTATTTGAGTCAATTAGATCGGCTAGAATTTGTTTGAATTTGTCTATTCCGTATCCGACTGGTAATTCGGTTATCCTGATTGTCGTTGCGTTGACAATCTCGAATTTGCCATGTAGTTCGAATTTACCTGGCTCGACTTCAATAACATCACCAACCCAATCCTTAAAATAAGGTGATAATAAATCAGTTTTTTCTTTGTCTGTTAGATACTGTGATTTTATCATCTTTTTAATAGCTTGCTTCACTTTATCAGGATCTCTAGCAAGGATCTTGACAGAGTGACCAGTACCAATGCCAACCGCGCCGTTTACGATCCACATTGGCAATACGGGTAAGAAATACTTCGGCTCTATCCTCTCTCCATCTTCATAATTGTGCTCTAATATACAGTCGTCTTCTAGTTTAAAATATTCTCTAAGATAGCTTGATGGTTTTGTAAATATATATCTAGGTGAAGCAGAAACAGAACTCAAGATAGAGCCAAACTGACCAATAGGTTCAAACAGATTAACGTTATTAGATCCTGTAAAATTTTGAGCAAGATTTACAATAGTATCGCACATGCTAACTTCACCATGATGATATGAAGTCTTTAGAGCTGCTTGTGATGCAAATTGAGAAACTTTAATCTCGTTATTTCCTTGTAGCATCATAGCATATACTGCTTTTCTTTGTGAATCTTTAAATCCATCAACCAATGAAGGAATCGATCTAACATTATCTAAAGATGAGAACTCTTTAAACTCTGTATCAAAAAAATCTACAATTCTCATTATATATCCTCGTTAGTTGTACTTGTTAACCATAATTTGCGTTCATCAGACTTAGACTTATCAAAAGCTAGATCAACGCATTCAAAATCACTTATATCATCATAGATTAAAGGTTCTTGATATTTGTCGTCTGATAAAAATCTTTTAAAATCTGATGACGACCATGAGCCTAGACCTTTAAACCATTTCATTGAATGTTTTTGATTATTGGTTGCTCGCCATTGTTCATATTCTGACATAGAAAAGAACTCTTTATATTTTGTCTTTGATATTGTTGCAACAATGACAGGAGTTCTTAGTCTAACTAATAGTCCCTGTTTGATTAGATTAGGCCAAAACTGTTGAAACATGTTAACTATAAGTCCACATATATGATTACCATCAGGATCAAAATCTGATGCAATCAAAACTTTACCAAATCGCAGGTCTTCGATATTATGATCTTCACGAAGTTTCAAACCAAGAATAGCCATGATATTAGCAAACTCTTCGTTTGCTGTGAGTTTAGAGACTTTAATATCTCTAACGTTGAGAGGTTTTCCTTTGAGAGGAAACACACCAACCGTCTTTGGATCGCGAGAGGAAAGAATGACTTTTGCAGCACTATCGCCTTCTGTTAGCGCTAACACACACTCACTACGTTCTTTTAATGTTGCATCATCAAACTTCACGATCTTCTTTAAGAAGTTTGTGTTCTGAGTCTGCTTATTCATTTTGCGAAGTTCTGCAAGCTCTCGTTGTCGTTGCTGAGCCTCTGCCCAGTCGAGAATAGATTGTACAATACCCGACTTGATCATTTGATTGATAAATTTATCACTAACTTCGTATTGAGTCCCGTAGTCTTTACTGTCTAAAGACATGAACTCTTTTGTCTGTGATGTGAATGTGGGTGCATTCACTGTGCAATTAATAAATAAAAACAGATGCTGTTTTATATTAGCTGGTTTTAGATCTAGCTTGTGTTTTTTCTTAATATACTCGCGTAGCTTAGATATGATCTGATTTGAGATGTAGTCAATGTGAGTACCTCCGTTGAAGGTGTCAACTCCATTGACAAACGAAACATGTTTAAAACCGTTATCAGAAGCGGATAGTGCGATCTCCCATTCATCATTCGAATCTTCAATAAACTCGTCTACAAACAAGTTAACATAATCTTTAAACTTGTTAACTTTGATCAATTCATTATTAATATATACTTTAATTTTTGGATTGCATCCTGCGATGTCATAGACGCGTTTTTCTATGCGTCTATAGTTATCTTCATCTAACTCGCAGTTTAGTTTTTCATAGTCAGGAGTAAAGGTAATCTTAGTACCTCGTTTATCAGACTTACGAATTGTTGGCTGTGTTCTTTGTAGTAAGTTATTAGAGAACGTCTGAATAAATGATTTTGAGCCGTCTGAGGTCTCAACTTTAAATGTTGAACTAAAGATAGAGACTAATTTTCCACCTAGTCCATTTAGACCAGAAGTTGTTCGGTCTTCATCAGAGAAGTTTGAGCCTGTGCGAAGCTCACCAAAAATCATCTCAGGAATATACTGATTATATTCAGGATGAATTTGTACTGGAATTCCACCATCGTCTTCTACAGAGATCTCACCTGTTAGCTTACATACTTGAACTTTAATATAGCTTACACTCTTAGAGCGTCTATACTCATCCACAGAGTTTGAAATGATTTCATCAAACAATTTGATTAAACCCGGGTTGTATGCATACGCACTAAGGATCATCTTATTAGAAGAATGATCATATAAAAAACCTTCAAACTCTGTGGTATTGATTGAACCGACATACATACCAGGTCTTGATAGAACGTGTTCAATCTCGTCCATCTTTTTGTATTTCTGAATATCGTTATTTTTCATGATATTGTTTTTGGTAATGTTCCTAAGATTCTGAAATGATTTCTTTTAATAGCCTCTTTTGTTGGCTCTCAACACAACGTATACAGAACCAATTGCTGGGTTCCATATAGGGCTCGCTAATGCAACAATTAGACTACCTCTAGGGATATGACCACCATCCACGGCTATCTCATTGCCCGTGGCTTTTTGAGCACGTTTAAGGGCCTCTAGTCTTGTCAGAGCTTTGGCTGTCAGTAGGTTGGTCTCTGACAGCCAATTGTCTCTCTCTGACCTTGTCTGAAAGGCTATCACAATTTTGGTGTTATAAAATCCCGTAGTTGGGAATGTGGGATAATCCCCAGTTTGCCAGTCTGATAGTGCATAGAACATGTTAAACCCCCTTTAAGGCTCTAGCCTTGTCGTAATGCTCGCCTGCTTTTTGCATAAGGGACTTAGCGATAGCAACCTTGCCATGCCTGAGCTTCTGTACTGCGAGCTGGTCTAGCTTGCTGGCTTCTCTCAGGTGGTGCTTGATACTGTGTCTGATAGTACTCTCTATGCGTGCCATGATTTAGTTCCTTCTCAAAATTTATGTTTTTTAACCAACAAAGATATTATAACGTGTCTTTGTTGAACTTGTCAATAATCTTAGAGTGATGGAACAATTTTTCTAAGTGCAGTGTTGATATGATCATCGTTCAGATCATGATGATTATAACAATCAGTTATCATCGAATTTAATTCTGAATTATGATTGGCTAACCAAAGTAAGTCCCAACGATATCGCATGTTGACATCCTTGCATCCATCAGAATTTTTGAAGTTCCCTTCACGATACATTTTTCGAGCTTCTTCTGTATCAAATTTCTCGATGTGACTTTTTAGTGTATTAAAGAGTTCTTTTGGCATCTTCATTTTATAGTCCTTTCTCAAATTTTGAGTTTTATTAACCAACAAAGATATTATACCGTGTCTTTGTTGGTTTGTCAACTACTTTTAAATATCTATCATTACAATTTTATTTCCTGACGTACCAACCATTATTTTTGTAATTATTTCACCACTTATTTCTCTATTATACATGTATGGAACAAGTCTTGGAAATTTGTTGATTAAAAAGAATCAGTTGGATCGTATATAGAATCTTTAGAAAGTTTTTTAACCTCATCAATACTCTTTATGTATCATATGTTGAAATTTCATGAACGAAAGAGATTTTCATGAAATTTCAACATATGAGCGATCAAAATCATTCTTAATAATTTCTTGAAGAGCTTTCTTACCATCTTCTGAACCATCACTTCCAATGGATACACGTTTTCTCCCAGTCTTATCTTTGTATAGAGCAACAGCAACTAAACTTCCATTACATCTTTAAGTTCATATACATCATCATCGCGACCGTGAGTCTTAGAACTAACCACTGCTTTATATTTTTTATTTGCACGCTTGAAAGTAATCTTATCACCGGGTTTTACAAGTTCATCCCCTGAATCGATATCCTCTCTATCTATAAAAAATTTATCTCTTTTTCGCGTAATGTACTCATCATAAACTACTGCCTCAGTCTGAATACTTTGCTCAGTTAAAAATTCTTTAAAACTTTTCATTTTATTTCCTATTAAAATTTTTTTAATATGTTACTCAGTCATACTCATATACTTATCAATAGCTTTTGAAGCTGCACCGCCTTTATTATCCCACGAATCAACAATCTTCGACCCCTGCTTTAGGTCAATTACGTTACCATCGGTAACAATTTTATAACTACCTTTAAGCGTAAAAACTACATCCATGATATTATCTTTACGCTTAAAACCAATACCTTCTTTCCTAAGCTCTTTTTCAATAGCTGAAGCAGAGGCATTTGTTCTTGATTCTGTTAGAAATTCTGTAAATGTTTTCATTGTTTTAATCCCATTTGATCCATGTAAATTTTGCATCTGTGATGAAGCGACGCTTCTTTTCTGATTCGAATACGTATGCGGGATCTTTTGACCCAGTCATTGTTCGTGTACCTGATTTTAGAAAAAAATCTTCTCCATCAAGAGTTACGTGATTAACATCCTTAAATGATGGATGTGCTGTATTAGTGAAAAGATGTAAAGTCATATCTACACTCTTATTGTCAAGCTTAGTTTTAATGCGTTTTACAATTAGCCTAGACTCTGCTAAAAATTCTTTAAATGATATCATGAGAGTATTCTTTGTTTGTATAATAATATTATTTATGTTTAATATTAACTAACGACACTTCATCAAAGTCCATTTATAGAGAATAGTAAACACTTTTTTTCACATCACCATATCCATAGTAGCAATCTAACAACAACATAAATTCTTCTTTATATACATCTAGATCAAATTCAAATCGACTTGCATTAGATGTTAAATGATTACCAACAAATAGACATCCTTTAGTTATTGCTATTGTTGTCATCTCTTCAAATGCAATAGCATACCCAGCAACTTGAGTTTTGTATTTGTGAAGTTTTCTTCGAGAGAATTGTTTGTCTAATGTAATTGGTCTTCTACTATTCTTGTGATCAATTACATAGAGATCATCTTTAATCATGCATATAGCGTCTGTACGACCAGCAAACTTTTTACTCTTACTATAGAGAGGAATTTCTACCCCCACGACTAGATCAATTTCATCTAAGTATCTCTTGATTCTATTAAATAGAATTTTACCAGAACCTGATAATTGATCTCTAGATAGTTGATTAGTCAAGTAACGTTCTGCTAGGTCGTGTAGAGAGTTTCCTCGATCAGAAGCATCTTTAGTGATCTTTTCTGCTTCTGCTTTTCCTACACGCTTACGCCATTGGTCTAAGCCTTTAGAATCATCAAGAACAGTACCTAAAATCGATGTCATAGAAGGAAACTCACCGTACGGTGTCTTGTATAGTCTAATGTCACCTTCAATCGTTTCTATCTCATCAAAAACGATATCGTTCTGTTGTGCAAATTTTTTAAATTGTAGCATATTTTAATCTGTTATATTGACTTTTAATGCTGGCATTTTACATCAACCATTTCCTACGAAAATAGGAATTCCCATAAACGTTGCGTCGAATTGAGAACTATATACATAAGGAATAAACATTGGAGATTTAACAATCTCTTTCTTTTCCTCCTCTGTAACAACAAAACACTCTATTTCTTTGTTCTGTAATTTTGCTTCATGAATAAATCTATACATCTTATCTGTAATAGATTCTTTGTACACCACCCGCATTGAGCCTTCTCCTTAATCAAAGTTTGCTTGACAATAATACCACCCATCAATATGTCCATCTCTGTAGCCCTCTAGAAAAGCTTCGTAAACCAAAGAAGTTACGTCTAAAGTGTACCCTCCATCTCCTTTGTTTAGATTCAGAGAAGGGTGTTTCTTTTTACACCACTTCTCAAACACCTCTATCATTTCGTCTTGTTTCACTCCACTGTCTCCTTTTCAAAAAACTCATCTATTGTAAACACTTCTGGAGGGATAAACTCTCCAGAAGAATCTGTAAAATCACAGAAGAAAAACACTTGTTGTCCTAGCACAAAAGATGTGACTGGGACAACATGAGTGACATTTCTATATTCCTGTAGCCTTCTTTTAAACTCAGCATATTCATATTCCTTTTCAAGAACTTTTGTTTTCAAGTCTTTTAGGAAAAATTCTTTATCTGGATAGATAACAGGTACAATGCGCATTTCTAGGCAGCCAGACCACCTCCTACAGTATTTTACAATTAGCTTCATCGTGGTTCCTCAAGATGTTTAAAATATTCGTTCACTGTGAACACTTCTGGAATAGGTGTATCAATAAACCATATCTGACCTGCAAATGAAAACCAATCGTTAACAGATTTAGGATATGGTGGTACGGGGTTATTATACCTCCACTCTATCCACTCTATATCAGATTTTTTCTTTGCTTCTATAGCATCCTTTAGAGCAATTGGGAAATCTTTAATAAACTTTTCTTTACTTTCATAGACAACTGGACGAGTCTCGGTATAAGAGTATGTAACCTCGTCTGTCACATGTGTTTCAGTTATTAGTCGTATCATTGCTGCTCCAACTCCTCGAAGAATTCCCCCACTGTCATTACTTCTGGAGGATACCAAAGCTCGTCATAAATAAATTCCCCATCATCTAAAGCTGGGTGCCAAGGATTACCATATTTCTTGTTCAAGAATTTTTCTATCTCAATATCGCTAAGAGTGCCTTTCCAGCGCATTGCAGTTTTCTCCTTACAATACTTATCGGAATACATCCCTCCATTCTCACAGTGAGCTTTTAGCTCTTTTAGAAAAGCTTCTTTAGACTCATGGACTACAGGGATCGTATAATCCCTAACATCGTCATAACACCCAGTAGTAAACTGAACAATGAGTCTTTGTTTTGATTCTTGAAGGTTAGTTTTCATTTCTGAAATGAGAATCTGAAGATTTTTAAGCTCACGTCTCCAGTCATTTCCAGGAATGGTTGCTTGGTTGATGCAGTGTTCCATTTGCTCAATAATTTTAGTCTGATCCACTTCATTCTCCTTCATTTCTAAAAGTGTTTACAACATCAGGATAAGCCGCTTCTAGCATAATACCCTGAAGAGCATACATCGGGACATTCGGATTGTTCTCGCTAAAGGATGAATATTTCCCACCGAAATGCTCTTTCCACCACTCTCTGTCTTTCCCCAGCTTGTTCAATGTTCTTACAATATACTTCGTCTCTGAGCAGTGAATATAGCTGTGTATAGAACGTATTTTAGCATGTTTGAGAAGATATGTCCATAAAGATAAGTCTTTCCAATCGTGCTTCCATGATTTAGAGACCTCTGCTTTCTCTTTTTTCGCTATTTTTGACTTTTCTCGAATATCAGCTCTCTGTTCTTGTGTCAAATTACTAAAATGAGAGATCTTCTGTAATGTAGTTTTCAATTATTTCTCCTTGTTAATACCAACATATACCCCACGAGGTTTAAATTGAAATGATGGTATTTAAAGTAACGAATTCAATTCATTCAATGTACGTTCTGATGTTTCTTTTTCTTGAGACTCTTGTTTTAGCTTTAACGCACTAATCAGAAATTTAGAGTTAAACACAGAAAATTCATATCTACCGTAAGCAGTACCGCTAACGTTAACAGAAATACTCTCCGAAGAGTGATAAGCAAACGTAAAGATTCTGTCCTTTGTACTAATCATATATTGTTGCTGTGAAAGAGTTGCTACATGATTTTCTTGAATCAACTTGAGCAACTTCTTATAAAGAGTAAACTCTTTATCTTCTAACACATCTTTAGAATTTTCTTTAGAGCACGAGTATCCACCGTTAGAAGTGGATGATGTAGTTGTTTTCTCCCAACCTGCTTCTTCAAATATTTTCATGTGATTCTTCCTTGTTTAAAATTTTATAAGCATCTAAGTAGTTGTGAAATGATAAGCCATCATTAGCATCCACTCTCACAAAATTATACATCTGTGTATATAGCATATCGGTGCTATCATCGATAATAACATAAGATTCTACATAAGGGCGGCTGTCAAGCCAATCTTGGATTTGATAACCCCGAACTTCACTCCCATATGAGCCATACGGGTCTATCTTGTGTTCTCTTGTACAGCCAACAATGTTTACACCGAGATACTTGGCAAGATCACGAATATCATCATTGTTCATGTGAAGTCTCCAAGAGGAGGACAATACGCAAACAGCTCCTGTTTCCTGACAAAGCCTTCTAAGCAACTTTACAGCCACATCGTCAAACTTGTGCCAATCTCTTTCTTTAGAAGCTCCGGGCCAAGGATACCCGTCATAGGCGGCGCAGCTTCTTGTGCTATTCAAAACACCATCAATATCTAAAAATATAACTTTCATAAAACATGATCCTCCAAAACAGATATCGGAGTGGGGTAGAATATTAATTCATCATCCATTGGAACCACTTGAAGAGACAACAGCTGCTCGAGGAATCCAATCCAAAAGCAATGAATGGTTTGTCCTTGTGTGATTAAAGAAGCAAATGCAGCATAATCGCTCTCTTCTCCATTCCAATATTTCTTTTTCTTTAAAATTTTAAGTGGATCTAGTTTCTTGCTCACTTTGCATTTATAACTTTCACTCATAAGATATAAATTGTAGTGATCTAAGATGTCATTACACGCTCCTATGGCGGAGATTTCCCCATCAAAGACTCCGACCTCTTGAGAGTTGGCATAGATGTTAAAACTATTACCAGTTTCATATGATACTCTGATTGTGTATTTCATAGTTAATCCTTTTTATCATTTACTTAATTTTAACTAAGCATCGAAGATGTAAGCATTGAACGTTATACCCACCTGCGTAGATAGTTTCGATGATAACTGTTTTACCTGCAACTTTGAAAACTCCGTTAAAACCATCTTTACTATAAATCATATCACCGGATTCGATTACGCTATCTGCACCAAGCTTCAAGAGCTTTAAAGCAATTTTAGCATTACGTGCTTCAATTTTGCTTTTTGAATTTTTACGAATTTTTTCTTCAACATCAGAATTAAAACCGTACTGTATCAAGTGATAGTTACCTTTACCACCAGCGAGGATAAACAGATTCTTGTAGAATGTCCACTGATCTTTGGATTCACCAGAAGCACGAGCTTTTGCTTTGTAAGCTTGCACGCGCTCAGATGTTTTGCGAAACGCTTCGACATCTGATTCGATAATTTGATCGTCGAACTTAGAGAGTGCAACTTGGATTTCTTGAATTAGATCTGTAAGCTTTTTCATGATATATATGATCCCATCTCAAAATGTGTGTTTCTTAATCAATATAGATATTATAGTGAGTTTGAACACACAATGCAACACTTTTTTGTTCAAACTCACTAGTTTAGTAAAAGTATTCTGCTTCACCAGTCCAGACTAAGATCTTACCATTACATGACACTTGAAGACGAAGCTTTTGAATTTTATTGTGTTTTGCTGTTGTGAGTTTGAATGATTTATTTCCATCACTATAGATATAACGAGCTTTTCTTTTCTTGTTATTTTCAAGCTCAGGTACACTCAACTTATGATATGTATTAGGCGCAAGGTTTAACAGACGCATTAAGTTTTTCCACTCTGGTCCGTGAGCTTGTTTTGCACGAGGGTAATACTTGTGTTGATACAAATGACAAATCTCGTGTGCAAGCGTAACATTCAATGCATCTTCGAAATGATCTCTAACATAGAGTGAATTCAAGATAACAATATTATATACTCTATAGGCTAATCCAGCAAATGTAGGCTTAATACGTTCAATTTTGACATTCAGTTCAAAAGGTGCATATCCGTGTTGGCTTAGCTCATCGACGACTTCTTTAGTCTTAGCATGAATAAGATCTACTCTATCTTTTGAAATTTTAATTTCTTTGATAAGTTTTTTCATGATGTAGAGTTCCTTGTCAAATTTACTTCTGTTTGTCAATCGATAAAGATATTATAACACTCTAAATGAAAAGCACAACACTTTTGTTGATAAGTGTTTTTACTATATTAAACTTAGAGTGTCATATACCAATTTATCTTTTGAATGCTCCATCAAATTAAGCTTTAACTAATTAGATCTTCTGCTATTAAGAATTCTTTAACAATACCTGAACGTACAATGTGTTCAGGTCGATATTCAATCTGTTGTGCACTCACACACGACATGCGTTCAAGCACGCGCAAGAACCGAGGTAATCCAGAAACGTCACCTTTTTTATGTAGATCATTTTGTTTCATATCACCACAGAGAATTAGTCTAGAGTTGTAACCTAGTCTAGTACAAATTGTAGACAGTTCATGATAACTCATGCTCTGGATTTCGTCTGCAATGACAATGGTATTGTTAAATGTCTGACCTCGTAAGAATGAGGTATTCTCAAACTCAATCAAATTCTTTTCTTTAAGATTTGTATAATTATTTGTTTTATATTTTAATAGTTCATCACACAATGCAACATAAGGTGCTTCATATGCTTCATTCTTCTCTTCTTCTGTACCCTTTAAGAAGCCGATGTCGCGAGCTTGTACTGCACTTCTGATAATCACAATCTTGTCATAGTATGTACTGTTGTCAAGAACTTCTGATAGAGCTGCGTACAGAGCAATTGCAGTTTTTCCAGTTCCAGCGCTACCTATCTGACAAATAATTGGAACCTGTCTCTGATAGTATGCATCAAAGAATTGTACCTGCGGTTCTGTCTTCGCTTTGATGCTCTTAAGATCATGAACAGAGAATGTTTTACTTATTAAGCTCTATCGGTTGGTGCTCACTTGCATGATCATAGTTATGAATGACTTCGAACTTATATTGTGATTTGCGCTTTGACATGGTTGTGTGTGAATCCTTGTGAAGCTTGTTTTTCTTGTTTAGNGTGTGTATTTTGAGCGAGACTGATTTGTGTGTAAGTGTTCAATGCTCCTGTAGGGGNAAAAGAAAAGAGAATANGAGATAAAATAACTATCTCNTATTCTCTTTTCTTTTGTTAATCATATTGATTGNCATATATTATATNGCAGATCTTCTAGTATTAATGGTGTTACCAACTCCTTTNGTNTTTTTGATCTCTATAAGCCTATCATTGAAGTTGTCTGTTGTTTTGATTTGACCAGATGGATTGTAAATTAGCTGCGAANCCGATACGCTTCTAGTTACACAGTCTTGATGATTNCAATGAGGACACTNCTCTTTTGTTGGNNTATCTCTGCTATCNATTTTTGTCAATAAAGAGAATTCGTGATCGCATTTAGAACACTTATATTGATAAGTTGGCATGTGACGTAGTACTCCTACTCTTTATCATCTGTGTGTGTTACAAANANCTCAGGAAATGCTGATCTTAATACAGCTTTAGAAATACCTTGGATTTTTTGATTATTAAACAGTCGAATTAGTAAGATTGCTTCGTCAGAAGAAACACTCTCTAGAACTTGTTGAACAATATCTGTACTTCTTTTTGGATTAGACTTTGCCATCTCTTTAGCAGATACTAATCGATTGATGCTATTGCCTATGTTTGAGTAACAAAGTCCAGG